CGGATGAGGTGAAGGCTGCGATCGAAAAGGCAAAAGCAATGGGAGCCTTTGTTGACAGCGGAAACGAAAACGGAAACGGAAACGCTCTCGCGCGGATCTGCGAGGTTTTTAATGGGATCCGCTAAGGACATTGTGATCAAGCCGATCACTTCTCAAGCCGCTACAAAGCTGGTGAAGGCGATCCACTACAGTGGAAAAGTCGCTGCAAACTCCCAGCTTCACTTCGGGGTTTTTCTGCAAGATAAGCTCGAGGGCGCGATGCAGTTCGGTCCTTCGCTCGACAAAAGAAAAACGCAAGGACTTGTCGAGAGCACCGGCTGGAACGGATTTCTTGAGCTGAACCGCATGGCGTTTTCAGATGTGCTCCCAAAAAACAGCGAAAGTCGGGCGCTCGGAGTGGCGATGCGACTTATCCGAAAACACTATCCTCACATCGAGTGGATTGTCAGCTTTTCCGACGGAACTCAGTGCGGGGACGGAACAATCTATCGCGCAAGCGGATTTGTCCTCACCGGCATCAAGAAGAATACTAGCATCTGGGAAGCGCCAAACGGGGACGTCTCAACGGATCTCAGCCTACGCCTCGCAGCAAAGGGAGGCAGCTCTGGTGCGTCTTCGATGAAGCCCTTTAGAGAAGCTGGATACAAGCCGAAAGAGGGCTTTCAGCTTAGGTACGTCTATTTTCTAAATCCAGAAGCACGGCAGCGCCTCACCGTGCCAATCCTGCCGTTCAGCAAGATTGACGAGATGGGCGCTGGTATGTATCGTGGCAAAACGCGTGTGAAGCAGGCATCCACCGAGGTCCACTCGGAAGGGCGACGGGGCGGCACCGATCCACACGCTCCAATCTCCGAGGGTCAGCCGTTGTGAAGCAGATGACCCATCCCGAGCTTTCTAAACTTGATCGCCAGCGTTTCGCCGATGCCCGGATCTATCCGGCCGTCCCACTTAGCGCAAAAGTCATCGACCTCGTTTCCAAACTCAATCGGGCTGTCGCACTTTTTATGGGTCACATCGCCTTCGGCAAACTCGACAATCTCGAAGGTCTCCGGGTTGCACCAGACCCCGAAGTAGGAGGCGTCTTGGTTGCTGTCGACCTGCGCCCAGCCTTTAAGGTAAGAGCAATCCCCGAAGTCGAGGTCATATCGGTCGGCGTCCGGCATGAAGCTAGTGGTGACGATCATTTCTTATCCTCCTCAAGCGTTGGTGATGTGGGCGGTCATGCCCGCGCCGGTCACGGCGTAAACCATCGTGCGCCCGTCGCCGAAAGTCGCGGCGTGCCCGAGGGCTTCGTCGTAGGTGCCAAAGTCGGCCCGGATCCGGCTCGCGCCGCGTCCGCGAACGGCCGTGAAAGAAACCGCATCGCGCAGGCATTTTGCTTCGTAGTCGTTCAGCTTCGGGCTCATCGTTTCCTCCGTGTTTCGCCTGTGTTGTGTCTACCGGACCCGTGGGTCTTGGGAAGCAAAAACGTCATGAAATGTCGCAAAATGAGGTCCGCATGAAACCGCCTCGCAAGAAGACCGGACCGAAAGGCCCGTCAAAGCCGATGACCGAAAAAGAGCTGACCCAGCTCATTTCGATGATCCGGATCCACTGCACCCGCGACGAGATCTGCTCCATTTTGGGCATGTCCGACACCACGCTCAACCGCCGGATCGCCGAGCAAGGCATCCCCGGCGTCGAAAATTTTGAAGCCCTCTATCAAAAGCACTGCGCTACCGGGAAGGCGTCCCTCCGCCGGATGCAGTGGAAGTCGGCCGAGGACGGCAACGTCACGGCGCAGATCTGGCTCGGCAAGCAGATGCTCGGGCAGACCGATCAGGTGAAGCAGCAAGTCGAATTGACTGCGCGCGTCGAGACGGTGGATTATACTAAGCTCTCAACAGAGGCCCTCCTCGAACTTTCAAACGCGATGATAGATGCAGCTCCCGAGGATAACGACAGCGGATCGTGACCTGATCGACGCTGAGCTCTGCCGTCGGTCGGTGCTTCACTTTGCGCGGACCTTCTGGCCGGTGCTCGAGCCCGGGCGCATGCTCGTGACCGGCTGGCCGATCGAGGCGATCGCGGAGCACCTCGAGGCGGTCACTCGCGGCGAGATCCGCAAGCTCCTGATCACCGTCCCGCCGGGCTCGATGAAGTCACTTATGACCCGCGCCTTCTGGCCGACGTGGAGCTGGATATCGAACCCGTCGCTTCGATATATCGGCGCGTCCTATGCCGAGGCTCTGGCCGCGCGAGATAACCGCAGGGCGAAGATGATCGTCGAGAGCGACCGCTATCGCCGCCTCTTTCCGCAAGTGCAGCTCTCGAGCGATCAGGCGCAGAAGGTGAACTTCGCCAACACCGAGACCGGCTCGATGATGGCGACCTCGGTCAAGGGCCGAGCCACCGGGGAGCGCGGTGACGTTTTCGTGATCGACGATCCGCACAACGTCCTCGAGGCCGAGAGCGAAGCGATCCGGGGCGAGACGCTGCAATGGTTCCGCGAGGTCGTCCCGAGCCGGGTCAACGATCTCGATCGCAGCGCCTTTGTCTGCATCATGCAGCGCGTGCATCACGAGGACGTGGCCGCAGCGGCGATCGAGCAGGGCTATGAGCACCTCCTGATCCCGATGCACTATGACAGCACCCGGGCGCGCACGACCTCGATCGGCTGGACGGATCCGCGCCGGGACGAGGGCGAGCTGATGTGGCCGGAGCGGTTCTCGCAGAAGGCGGTCGACGATCTCGTCAAGACGCTCGGACCCTATGCCTCCTCGGCCCAGCTCGAGCAGCGACCGACGCCGCGCGAGGGCGGGCTTTTCAAGGCGGATCGGATCCAGAAGATCTCGGCCGTGCCGGACGAGGAGATCGTTTGGTGCCGGGCGTGGGACTTGGCCGCGACCGATGGAGGCGGCGCATATACCGCAGGCGTGCTCGTCGGGTGGCGTGTCGAGGCCCAGCGCGTGATTATCGCCGACGTTAAGCGCGCTCGACTTGGCCCGGAGGGCGTGCGAAAGCTGGTGGCGGATACCGCAGATTTCGACGGCGTCGCCGTGCCTCTCTCGATCCCGCAGGATCCGGGACAGGCTGGCAAGGCGCAGGCGCGGGACTTCACGGTTCGCCTCGCAGGCTATCGCGTGCGGATCGAGCCGCAGAGCGGATCCAAGGAAACGCGCGCCGAACCGCTCGCCGCGCAGGTCGAAGCCGGGAACGTCGACATCGTCGAGGGAGATTGGAACCGAGACTTCATCGAGGAGCTTCGACATTTCCCCAGAGGCGTGTATAAGGATCAGGCAGACGCTGCGAGCTCGGGCTTTAATGCCGTCGCGCCGAAGCGGCAGAAGAAGTCCGGTCTGTTCGCGATCGGGGATCATGTGGGCAACAAGGCGAGGCCGGTCTGATGGCAAAAGCACCAACGAAGGCAACGGCGACGCGCGAGCTTGGAGCGGCCGGGAACTATGGGCGGGACGATCAGCTCCGCCCGGACGAGTTCCTGCCAAAGCTCCGAGGGCTAAACGCGACCCGGACATTCCGCGAGATGAAGGACAACGACCCGATCATCGGGGCGATCCTTATGGCGTTCGAGATGCTCCTCCGGGCGGCAGAGTTCCGCGTCGATGCGGCGAACGACAGCCCGGAGGCCGAGGAGGCCAAGACCTTCGTCGAGCAATGCTTCGAGGACATGGAGGGCACGACGGACGATTTCCTCGCCGAGGTTCTCACGTTCCTGCCCTTCGGCTTCTCGGTCTTCGAGGTGGTCTATAAGATCCGGTCCGGCCGCAACACCGAGGATCCGGCGCGATACTCGCAGTTCAGCGACGGCCGCTATGGGATCCGCAAGCTCGCGCCGCGCGCCCAGTGGACGATCGACCGGTTCCTGACCGACGAGAACGGCACGATCACCGGCGTGCGCCAAAGCGCGCTCTCGCTCAAGCTCGGCTCGGTGGATATCCCGGCGTCGAAGATGCTGCACTTCCGCACCTCGACCGTGAACAACGATCCCAGCGGACGCTCGCTTCTCCGCAACGCCTTCACCTCCTACCACTACGCCTCGCACATCCAGATGATCGAGGCGATCGCAGTCGAGCGGGAGATGAACGGCATCCCGATCGGCAAGATCCCCTCGGAATACCTCGGCGAGGCCGCGACCTCGGCGCAGCAGGGCTTCACAAACGCCTTCAAGAAGATCCTCCGCGACGTCAAGTTCAACGATCAAGGCTTCGTGCTCATCCCGTCAGACGTTTACGAGAACGACGACGGGACCAAGACCTCGATCCCGATGGTCGAGTTTGACCTTATCAGCGCCAAGGGAACGCGCTCGATCCCGACCGGCGAGGTCATCCTCCGGCATCAAGAGAACATCGCCCGATCAGTTCTCGCCGACTTCCTGATGCTAGGCAGCGGCAAGACCGGATCCTTCGCCCTTTCCAAGAGCAAGACGGACCTATTCTTGACGGCCGCAAGCGGGTTCACCGAGGCGATCGCCGCCGTGCTGAACCGGCAGCTCTTGCCTCGGCTCTGGGAGATCAACGGCTTTGACCCGGACCTCATGCCCAAGATCGGGTTTGGCGAGATCGCGCCGGTGGATCTGGCCGAGCTCGGCGCGTTCGTGCGCGACATCGCAGGCGCAGGGATGCAGATCTTCCCGGACGACGACACCGAGAACACGCTCCGGCGCGCCGCAGGCTTCCCAGAGAAGAGCATGGACCCGGATCTTCTCGGGTCAACAACCCAACCACTTGACGAGGGAGTTCCCGAATGAGGTTTCAAGTCTACCCGCGCGGCATCTGGATGACGCTCGATGACTTCACCGTGCAAGCGATCGAGACCTCGATGTCCGGCGCGACGATGATCGTGCACGCGCCGGGCTTGCAGTTCCCGGTCATGAACGGCGTCGAGTTCATCGAGAGCGACGCCTTCGCGCGTGACTTCGTTGAGATGAGCCCGCAGCGGTGGATCCGGACCTCCTCGATCAAGTCGATGCAGCGGTTCGGGGACGATTACATCCGGGTCGTGCTCGAGGACGTGCGGCAATTCTTCGACCTCTTCCCGGGGGACGCGACGCTCAAGCAGGTCTACAACGAGTTCCGGGCCAAGCTCCCCAAGGCTCCCTCGTTCCTCTCTCTGGACGTCGCCGCATGAACGCCGCGATCCGCAAGATGACCGCCTCGGATGCGGTGGCCGTCTTCTTGCGGGCAGCGGAAGGCATGGATCCGAAGATCGCGCGGGCGTTCATCGCAGCGATCGAGCAGATCCGGACCCGCGTCCCGGCCGAGCAGATCGCCCGGATGATCGAGCGGCGCGACTTCGTCTCGCTCGAGAACGCCTTCTCCGGGCACTTTAGCTCGAGCGAATGGCAACCCTACGGCGCGGCGATCGAGCAGGCCGTCCTCGCAGGCGTGAAGGCCGCCAGCGACACGCAAGGCGTCGTAAACGGCGCGCAGGAGGACTTCCAGATCGCGGTCGGGCTCAACCCGCGCCTCGAGCAGTTCGCTCTCACGCTCACCTCGACCCGGATCCGGGAGATCGACCAGACGACGCGCGACACGATCCGGCAGGTCTTGCAGCGCGGGCTCACGGCCGGGGACGACCCCTTCGCGATCGCCCGGCAGATCCGAGGCTCGATCGGGCTCACGCGCAGGCAGGAGGCGGCGGTCTCGAACTACGAGCGGATGCTGCGCGCCCTCGATCCCGAGGCGCTCGAGCGCAAGCTGCGCGACCGGCGCAGCGATGGATCCGTCGAGCGGGCGATCCGCAACGACAAGGCGCTCACCGAGGCGCAGATCCGGTCGCTGGTCGATCGGTATCGCGACCGTTATGTCAAATACAGGGCGAACGTCATCGCCCGGACCGAGAGCATCCGCGCCGTGCAGGGCGCGCAGTGGGAGCTCTTCCAAGACATGATAAACAAGGGCCAGATCGACGCTCGACAGGTCCGCCGGAACTGGATCCACACCGGCGACGCGCACGTCCGCAACGCGCACTTGCAGATCCCGAGCCTCAACGAGCGCGGCGTCGGGCAGGCCGAGCCCTTCACGAGCCCTCTCGGGCCGATCCTCTACCCGGGCGACCCCAGCGCGCTCGCGGCAAATACTATTCAATGCCGGTGCGCGGTCTTCGCGCGCATCATCTCTCGCGGCCTACTCCCGGACACCTCCCCGGGGGTCGTGGTCGCGCCGCCCCCGCCGCCGCCTCGGCCGGTCGCTGCTCGCCCACTCCCGGCGATGACCGACGAAGAGCGGCGGCGGAGGGTCTGGGCGAACAAGAGCGTCGACGAGCGCCTCAACGTCGCGCCCGCCTTCATGCAGTCGGACGTCGACCGGCTTGCGGTCATCGAGAAGCTCGGAAACCTCACGGGCGGCGTGACCTTCGTCAAGTCGGGGGCGTGGCATGAGACGCGCACGCTGCGGATCGCGATGTCGAACCGCGACACCGCCTCGGCGGACTATCAAACGACGATGCGGCACGAATACGGGCACCATATCGACGCAGTGATCGACCGGCACCTTCTGGCAAAGAAGGGCATCCCGCAGGGCACGATCAATTCGCTCGGGGGCTACGCCTCCCGGCGCGCCCTCGCAGCGATTGCCGAGGACGGGGCGGATCTCGACAAGACGCTGATCGAGACCGCGCCGAACAACTGGAAAGCAACGCCGACGCAGGGCTCTCCGGCGGCGAAGAACGCGGTCCTTGCGGAGCGCGAGAAGATCCTCAACCGGCTCGGGCTCAACGACATTGAGGACGCGCCCGCAGCCTATGCCAAGCTCGAGGCCGAGTTCCAGAAGCGCGGGCTGACGCTGGCCGACGCGAAGAAGCTCGCGCCGGGGATTGCGTTCCTTCCGGGGATCCAGCCGCAGAAGGATTTCGACACGCTCCGGATCGTCGAGGAGGCGGTCAAGTTCCTCGTCGCCTACGATCTGAAAGACCACTACACGCTGATGCGCGAGCTTGCGTCGCTCAAGCGCGGCGGCGCGCTGGGCGGGCTCTCGGACAGCATCGGGGCGTCGACCTTGCAACAGATCGGCTACGCCTTCGGGCATACGACGAGCTATTACACCAAGTTCCGGACGTGGTCGAAGACCGCCAACGCCTACAAGATCCCGGGCGGTGATTTCGTGCACAAGCTCGGAAAGCGGCAATACGGGGTCGGGACATCCGCCCAGCTCTTCGCGAACTGGTTCGAGGCGTGGACAAGCGGCAACCCGACGCAATATGCGGTCTTCGTGCGGTTCTTCCCGCGCACGTCGAAGATCTTCGAGGAGCTGGTCGAGGAGGCGCTGCTATGATGGACGACTTCACCCTACGGCTCCGCGCTGCGATGGAGCGATACACGACCAAGTTCCCGGGCGAGATGCCCGACATGCGCTCGATGGGCGACGCGGACTATTACGCGCTCCCGGCGCTGATGGATCGTGCTATTCTGCGCGGGAGCGCGCTCGTCGACGCGGACTTCATCGACGGCATATCGGGGCCGGAACCAGAGCTAGGGCGCGTGCTATGACAGAGGTCGGATACACCAAGACAATCAAGCCGGTGCGTGATTGGAACGAGCGGGTCTGGCGGCTCATGTTCGCACAGCAGCTCGAGATCACGCGGGGGCGCGTCGATGGCGCGTCTCCGGTCGTGATCGACGGTTACCTCGTCACCTCTGGAGCCGCGACCGACGTCCTGATCCTCGAGGGTTCGACGATCAAGGATCCGTCGATCGCGCCGGTCGGCGGTTTGCAGATGTCGATCGTCTCGACCAGCGCGCAAGACGGGGTCAACGGGACAGGCGTCCGCTCGATCGTCGTGAACTACCTCGACGCGGCTCTAAATCCACAAAGCGAGACCGTCATCCTCAACGGGACGACGCCGGTCCTCACGGTCGCGACCAACATCCGGTGGGTCGGCGAGATCCACCTCCTCACCTACGGGTCGGGGAAGGAGTTCGCGGGGGATCTCACGGTGACGAACGCGGGGACGCGCTACAAGTTCATCTCGGCAGGATCTCGGACGACGCGCAGCTCCGCCTATCGCGTCCCCGCAGGCAAGCGGCTGATCGTTCATACGCTCTACGCCGGGTCGGCGTCGGGCTCGGCAGCGGCGCGGGTCACGGTCGACTTCGCCGCCTCGGTCATCGACAGCGAGAGCTTCGCCGACAGCGGGCTCCTCGTGACGCAGGGGACGATCGCGCTGCAAGACAGCTCCGTCGTCCTATCGGACGGCGCGCTCTACGCGGTTCCGGCGGGCGAGATCGTCGCGCTCCGGGCCACGACGGACAAGGCCGCGACGATCACGGCGGGCGCCTACGGGTGGATCGAAGATGCAGATTGAGGGCGCGCAAAAACTGGGAGGGGAGGACAGATTTCCCTATAGTATTCTCCTCTCCTCCCCTCCCTTCGGATCTCCGGTTGGAACCCGAAGGGGAACCCTGCTATCGCAGGGATACCCCTCTGGGGTTCTGGCCGCTTTTGAGCCCTCCTCGATCTCCTGTCCTCCCATGAGAAGGATCTGACATGCCATATCAGACGAACGACGATCTCCCGGACGCGGTGAAGCGCGTCCTCCCCTCCGATAAGGCGCGGTCGATCTGGCGGCGCGTCTTCAATGACGGCATGTACCGGGGCTATCAGGAGGGCCGCGCGTTCGGCGCAGCCTACGCGGCGATCGAGAGCGCGGGCTACAAGAAGGGCGAGGATGGCGTCTACATCGAGAAGGTGGTCGAGAAGGCCGACTATGAGGGGCGCAAGGTGCGGCTCGATAAGCCCTTCCGCCTCCCGGCCGGGTCGACCAAGAAGTTCGGCGTCTACGTCAAGGCCGGGGACAAGACGAAGAAGGTCACGTTCGGCGACCCGAAGATGGAGATCCGCCGAGACGACCCCGAAGCCCGCGCCAATTTCCGCTCGCGGCACTCTTGCGACACGGCGACCGACAAGACCTCGGCGCGTTATTGGTCTTGCCGGATGTGGGAAAGCGGAACCTCAGTTTCGGAGATGACCAAGATGGACAACATCGAAAAGCGGCAGATCTCGGACGACGTCTTCACGACGGCGATCGAGGCCGTGCAGCGCGCCCACCAGCTCGGGCTCGGGCTGGTCGCGCATATGACCGAGGGGCCGGACGGGCAGGCGTTCTATATGCCCGGCGCGACCCATGAGGACTATCTCGCCTTCGTCGGCGAGGCCGGGCTCGTCATGCCGGAGAGCCTCGACGCCAAGCAGCCGGAGGTCGAGGATCCGACCGAGGATCTGATCGAGGTCGTGATCGAGGCCGCGATCGGCGCGATCCTCGAGGCCACGATGGAGAAGCGCGCGTCGAAGATCATCAAGCTCGACGACGAGGCGCGGATCGTCTGGGGCTGGGCTTCGGTCGTCTCGATCGACGGCAAGCCAATGGTCGACCGGCAGGGGGATATCATCTCGGCCGAGGTCATGACGAAGGCCGCAGATAATTTTATGGCCGACGTGCGGACCGCCAAGGCGATGCACGAAGGCGGCAAGATCGGGGAGGTCATCCACTCTTTCCCGCTCACAAAGGCCCTCGGAGAGGCTCTCGGCGTATATTCTGCGCTCGAGGGCTGGGTCGTGGCTATGAAAGTGCACGACGATGATGTATGGAATAGGGTCAAGAGCGGTGAGCTGGCCGCTTTCTCGATTGGAGGCATGGGGAAAAGAAATGCCGTATAACGTCACCGACCTCGAGCTGATCGAGCTCTCGCTGGTCGACGAGCCCGCGAACCCCGCAGCCCGCGTCGTCATGTTCAAGCGTGACACCATGCCGGACGAGGACAAAATCAAAGAATTGATCGAAGGGGGGATGTCGGAAGACGAAGCCCGCGATCAGGTTGCGCGCATGAGGCGCAACAAGGGGGCCGGACCGACCGGCGATCTGGGCAAAGGAGACAATTCAATGTCCGATCAAGAGAAGCGCCTCGACGAGCTCGAGGCCGCGAACAAGCGTCTCGAAGGTTCGGTCGACGCGCTTGTGAAGTCGCTCGAGAGCGAGGGCTACGTCGTCCAGATAGCGGACGCCGCCGTCACCGTCGAAAAGCGCAAGGCCGAAGACTACATCGAGGTCGGCGGAGAGATGGTCCTCAAGAGCGCGCTTCCCGCAAGCGTCCTCTCGGTGATCTCAAAGCAGGCTGACGAGCTCGCCGCCGTCAACAAGAAGCTGGAAGCCGAGGAGCTGACGAAGCGGGTGACCGCCGAGATCCCGCACCTCTCGGGCGACGCTGCGGTCAAGGGCGCGGTTCTCAAGGCGATCGACGCGATCGCGGACGAGGCCGTTCGCAAGGCCGCTCACGCCATGCTGAAAGGCGCGAACGCCGTCGCCTCGAAGCTGACCCGCGAGTTCGGCACCGTCGCTCCGCAAGAGACCGACGCCATGACCGAGCTCAACAAGATGGCCGAAGATTACTCCGCCGAGAAGAAGGTCACGTTCGCCAAGGCATTCGCCGAGGTGACCAAGACCGGACGCGGCGCGGAGCTCTTCGCAAAACGCAACCACGTGCAGTAAGGAGGCCGCGAGATGGCAACCCAAGACAACATGCTGACTGTTACGCTCGAGGCCGGTGCAGACCTCTCGGCGAAGCAGTTCTATTTCGTGTCCGTCGCGTCGGATGGTCAGATCGACCCCACCGGTGACGGTCTCGACGCGGACGGCGTCCTGCAAGACGCTCCCGCCGCCGCCGGGCGCGCTGCGCTCGTGGCGATCGCCGGTAAGGTCAAGGTCGTTTGCGGTGGCGTCGTCACTCGCGGCGGTCCCGTGGCCTCGGACGCGGACGGCAAAGCCGTGAACGCCGGGACCGGGGACATCATCCTCGGCGTGGCCCTTGAAACTGGCGCTTCTGGCCGGATCATCGAGATCCTGTTCCAGCCGCGCGGCGCAGCAGCCTAAGGTCAGGAGACTAAATCATGACGCAACCCACCGTCGGCTCGTTCCATATCGACGCAGCCCTCACCAACATCTCCGTGGCAATGCTGCAAAACCCGCAGGGCTTCATCGCCTCGCGCGTTTTCCAGAACATCCCGGTGCAGAAGCAGTCGGACAAATACTTCACGTTCGACCGCTCTTACTTCAACCGCAACGGCGCTAAGAAGCGCGCCGCCGGTGCTCGTGTCGCCGAGGTGGGCTATGCCCTCTCGAACGACAGCTACTTCTGCGAAGAGTATGGCGTCGCGATCCCGATCCCCGATCAGGTCCGCGCCAACGCTGACCCGGCCGCAGATCCGGCCCGTGCAGCCGCAGAGCTGGCGACCCACCAGATGCTTATCAACAAGGAGACCGACTTCTCGTCGTCCTTCTTCTCGACCGGGCTCTGGGGCACCGACATCTCCGGCGTCACATCCTCGCCCTCCTCGGGTCAGGTCATCAAGTGGTCGGACACCACCTCGGGCGACCCGATCGGCAACGTGCGGACCGGCATCGACACGATCCTCGGATCGACCGGTGTCAAGCCGAACGTGATGGTCATGGGCCGTCAGGTCTACTCGGCTCTGATCGACCACCCGGACGTCCAAGGCCGGATCAACGGCGGCGCGACCACTTCGCAGCCCTCGATCGCTTCGCTGAACCTGCTCGCGCAGATCTTCGAGGTCGACGAGGTGATGGTCGGCGAGGCTATCCAGAACACCGCAGCAGAGGGCGACACCGCCGCTCACTCGTTCATTCTGGGCAAGAAGTGCCTTCTGACCTACCGTCCGCCGAGCCCGGGCATCATGACCCCGGCCGCAGGCTATACCTTCTCGTGGGCCGGTTACCTCGGCGGCACGAACGAGTATGGCTTCGTCGTCGACACCAAGCGTCGCGATGAAGAAGACACCGACGTGGTCCGCGCTCGCGCACACTACGATCACAAGCTGGTGTCCTCGGCTCTGGGCTTCTTCTGGGACGCGATCGTCGCATGATGACCCTCGAGCAGAGATCTTTCCAGAAATCGGACCCGCTCTTCGCGTTCCGCTCGTTCGTGGCTCACGGACGTCGGTTCAACCGAGGCGCGGCGTTCGATTGGCAAGCCCTCGGGATTGCCGCCGAAAAGGTCGAGCTCCTATTCCGGGCTGGCAAGGTTCGCCATTACCAGCCCGGGAACCCTGAAATCGACCTCAGTGAAAAAGGTCTCGGCGAGAAGCTCGCCGAGGACGTCCCGGATCCCGCACCGGCCAAGAAGGCCAAAGCGAAGAAGGTGGCAGAATGACGTGGACCTACGGGGGAGCGCCCGGCACAACGACCTCGGCGACGCGGCGCGACGCCGTGCGCCTCCTCGTAGGTGACACCGACACCACCGATCAACAGATCACCGACGAAGAGATCGCCTTCGGGCTCTCTCAGGCGTCGGACGACATTTACAACGCGAGCGCGCTCCTTTGCCGGGCGCTCTCGGGCAAATATGCCCGGCTCGTGGACACGAGCGTCGAGAGCGTCTCGTCCTCCTACTCGCAGCGCGCCAAGCAATACGCCGAGCTCGCCGTCCGCCTCACCAAAGAGGGCAAGCGGATGGGCTCCGTGGGGCTGGGCGTGCCGGTGGCGGGCGGGATGTCGATCAGCGAGATGGAAGGCGTCGAGACCGACACCGATCGCGTCCCCTCGGCGTTCCGGGTCGACCAGTTCAGCAACCCGCCGCGCTTCGACCCTATGCTTGACGAGGACTGATCGAGATGGCGACCGGCGCGCAGATGCAGAGGGACGTCGTCGCGCTTCTCCGGGAGCACGGCTACGATCTCACCTTCCGCCGTCCGAGCAATGGCGGATCCTACAACCCGGCGACCGGCGCGGTCTCGGGCGGATCGAACGCCGACGAGACGGCGCGGGTCGTCTTCCTGAATTACACCTCCCGCGACATCGACGGCACGCTCGTGCAGCGCGGCGACCGCAAGGCGGTGATGGCCGCGACCTATAACGGGACCGCGCTCTCGAAGACCCCGCAGCTCGACGACGAGCTGCGCGGCGAGGGCGACGCGGTGCGGATCGTCTCGGTCCAGACGATCAAGAGCGGATCCTCGATCCTCGCCTATGTATGCCAAGCGAGGGAATGATGGCGAACGGACAGATCCTCCGGCAGATCACGGTCGACCTCGACAAGATCGCAGAGAAGGCGGGCGTGACGGTCGCGCAGGCGCGCAACGAATACCTAAACCGGCTCTCGCTTGAGGTCGTGCGGGGCACGCCGGTGAAGACCGGGAGGCTCAGGGCGTCGTGGTTTCTCTCCCCGACGCTCACCGGGTCTCCCGGCGCTTCCGCAGGAGAGGTTACCGCAGGCGCGCCGGGCGCGACGCTCGCGCGCCTCTCCGGGCAGTCGGGCGCGCTCGCGAACCTCGACGGTTCAATCTACCTCCTAAACGGCGCGAATTATGCGATCTACGTCGAGGCGCGCACGCAGTTCCTCCGCAAGGTGCTCGCGCGCTCGAGGGCGATTGCGAACGCCGTGGTGGCCGATATTAAGAACATCAAGGCCACGGGGATCCCATGACCGTTATGAACGACATCCGCGCGGCGCTCGAGCAACAGATCGCCAACGTCTCGGGGATCCCGTCCTCGAGCAACCGCGCTTGGGAGAACGTCCGGTTCACCCCGACGACCAACACCGCTTGGGTCCGCATGGCGCTCGTTCCCGTGACGAGCCGCCCGGCCGTGCGCGGGCCAAACCCTCAGATCCGGCACGACGGGAGCTTCCTCGTGACCGCGCATCTCCCGGAGGGCTCAGGACCGGCCGCAGCCGACGCTCTGGCGGACGCGATCCGCGCCGCCTTCACAGTCGATACCGGGCTGACATCCGGCGCGGTGACCGTGCGGTTCAACTATTCTGAGCGCGGGATCGCCGTGCTCGATGCGCCGTGGTATATCGTCACGGTCTCGATCTCGTGGTATACCTACACCAGCTCATAAAAGGAGGGCTCGAAAATGGCTTTTGCACAGGGTTCCAGAACGCAGCTCGCCTATGTGGTCGAGAGCACCTACGGCACGACACCCGGGACGCCTGCGATGGTTTCGCTTCCGTTCAACACGCACTCGGTCGATCTTAGCAAGACCCGCGTTCAGTCGGCGGAGATCACGCCGGACCGTATGCCGCGCATCGACCGGCACGGGCAGCGCACGGTCTCCGGAGACATCGCCGTCGAGATGCGCCCGGCGGATTATGACTTCCTTCTCGAAGGCGCGCTCTTCGGCGCTTTCTCGAGCAACGTCCTGAACACCGGCACGACCGTGAAGTCGTTTACGCTCGAGGACGGCGCTCTCGACATCACGCAGTATCGCGCCTTCGCGGGCTGCATGGTCAACACGATGCAGATGTCGATCGCGCCGAACCAGATGACGACCGCGACCTTCGGGATCATCGGCAAGAACATGACCCAGAGCACGAGCCCGCTCGACGCGAGCTTGACCGCAGCCTCTGGGAACGAGCCCTTCGACAGCTTCTCGGGCACGATCGAGGAGGGCGGATCCGCGATCGCCTGTGTCAATTCGATCGACTTCACGCTCAACAACAACCTCAATCCGACGTTCGCGCTCGGGGCGGTAGCAACGCCGCAGATGGAGTTCGGGATGTCGTCGCTCGAGGGCACGATGACCGTCTTCTATCAGGACGCGGCGCTCATCACCAAGTTCCTGAACGAGACCGAGAGCTCCTTGCAGATCGTCCTCGATGATCGCGTGGCCGGGCTGAACTACACGCTCCTGATGCCTCGGATCAAGATCAACGGCGCGGCCGTTCCGGTCGGGAGCCCGACCTCGCGTCTCATGACGGTCCCGTTCGTCGCGCTTCGCGACAGCTCGACCGGCACGCAGCTCAGGATCACCCGCACGACCTCATAAAAGGGCTTCTGATGGACCTCTACGACCTCACCTTCCGCGACACCTACACCTATCAGATCTTGCACCCCATCACGAAGGAACCCGTCCAGAACGCGGACGCGTCTCCCCAGTGGGTCGAGATCTACGGGGCGGACACCAAGCAGTATCGGAACGCACTCGCCGAGGTGGCACGCCTCGGGCTCGAGGATCCGACCGAGAAGCTCATTGCGTTCCTCGGCCGGATCACGGCGCGCTGGGCGATCACCGCCGGGGGCGAGCGCCCGGACGTGAAAGACGCCGCCGAGATCTATCCCAAGTTCCCGGCGTGGCTGCGCGACGACATCTTCTCGGCCGCGTCGACCCGCGCAAATTTTTTCGGCGAGACCTCGGCGAGCTCCTAAAGCACGCCGAGGGCGTCTTCCGGCTCTCGCAGAAGGACAAGGACGGGATCTCGCTGCGCGAGCATTACGAGCAGGTCGAGAAGACGACCGGGATCCGGCCGCACGAGCTCGACGTCCCGCCCTTGCCAGAGACGACCACGGAATTCTGGGCAGTGTTTTTACGCTTGCACCGCTCGCGGCAGGCTGATGCGCCGATAGCCTTTTCCGAGGTCTTGGCGTATAGTCGCCTCACCGGGCGGATCTTCACGCCCCTCGAGGTCGACGCGATCTCGGAACTCGATGCTCTGTGGCACCAAGAGAGGGCGAAGAAGTGGAAGACATAGTATCTCTAGGCGTCGAGGTTCAAACCAATGGCGCAGATCGCGCCCGGGACAGCCTCGGGCGGTTCGTGAAGGCCACGAAGGACGCGGCAACAGCGGCCGACCAGCTCGAGGATCAGCTCCGAGCGACATCGGCCGCGCAGGCGCAGGTCGCCAACACCTCGCGGCCGCTCTCCGGGGCGATGAGCGGCATCGGGGCCGCGTTCCAGAACAACGCAAGCCGGATCCAGAACGCGAGCTTCCAGCTTCAAGACATCATCGTTCAGATGTCCATGGGCGTCCCGGCAGCGCGGACGCTTGGAATGCAGCTTCCGCAACTGCTGGGCGGGTTTGGCCCACTGGGCGCCGTGGTCGGTCTGGCGGTGGGTGCGCTGCTGTCGTTTGCTCCGGCGTTGTTCGGGGCCGGTGACGCGGCGGACGATCTGACGGACAAGCTGGACGCGCTCAAGGACGCGATGCAACGGCTCAACGCGGCGCAGAAAGGGCAAAGTGCCGCCGATCTGGCGCAGCAATACGGGGCGCAGGCGGATGCTGCGCGCGAGCTGCTGATTATCCAGCGTCAGATTGCCCAGATCGAGGCCGACAGGGCATTCCGAGCGGCGTCCGTGGCTGTGGTCGGGGCTATGGGGCAAGACCTAGCAAGCGTAACGTTCGAGGATGCCCTAACGAACGCCGTGATGTTGAACCGGGCGCTGAGCGAGCGCCTTGAGGTGACAAAGCTAATCGACGGCGTGCAGCGTGGCACATTGATCCTCGGCGATGAGGAAATGGAAGCGCTTAGCCGGCGGCAACTGGCCTACCAAGAACTTTTTGACCAGTTGAACGAGTATCGGTTGGGGCTGCAAAATATCGCATCGCAATTCGGCATCAACGAGCAGGCGGCGGCCAATCTCGTTATTGCCATGACGGCCGTCACCATGGCCGACACGACCGAGCAGCGCGTCGCGGCCACGCAAAATCTGGCGCGCGCGATTGACGAAACGACCGGCGGGCTATCTATGGCTTCGGACGAAGGCATCGCGCTGTACAACGCTCTGCTGGACGCCGCGCTGGCCGGTCTGGACCTCAAGAGCCTTGATCTGCCGTCCAGCCTCGGAGCGGCCGCGTCGGAAGCTTCGCGGCTTGCCGATGAAATGGGGCGTGCCGCAGCGAACGCAATCACGATGGCGGCGCAGAGCTTCACGGCGCGAAACGAGGCCGAAATCCGGTTGCGGCATGCCGGCGATCCCATTGCGGAGGCGCGGGCGCTGGCGGAAGCGCGGTTCAACGCTGCAAACCCGATGTTCACGAATTCGCCCGTTGGCGGGCAGACCTTCGCCGAGGCGCGGCAGACCTATGTGGATAACGCAGTCGCGGCGGCCGAAGCGCAGGCAGCATTGCGCGGCTTGAACGACACGATCAAAGGCGGCGAGGGCAGCATGACCGACGCCGCGCGGGAAGCCGCGCGGCTTTACGAGAGCACGCGCACCGAGGCCGAGAAGTTCGCGGCCGAGCAGGAAAAGATCGAGACGCTCTACCGCGCCGGGGCGATCAGCGGCGAGGTTTACTCTCGAGCGATCCAAGATCTGAACGAGAAGTTCGACCCGTTTACAAAGCTGATGATCGGCGTGGCCGATACTATCGAGAACGAGCTAAACGCCGCCTTCTCGTCGGTGCTCAAGGGCACGGCGGATCTGGGCGACGCGCTTCTCAGCTTCGCCTCGAACGTCCTCGCCAAGGTCGCGCAGGATCTCTTCGCGCAGCAGTTCGCCGGACCGATCGCCGCAGGGATCAAGGGGATCTTCTCGGCGAACGGCAACGTCTTCGATCAATCCGGCGTGACCGCCTTTGCGAAGGGCGGCGTCGTCGGCGGGCCGACGGTCTTCCCGTTTGCCAACGGGATCGGGCTCATGGGAGAAGCCGGACCGGAAGCGATCATGCCGCTCTCGCGCGGCGCGGACGGCAAGCTCGGCGTGGTCGCCGCAAACGGCAACAGCGCGCCAAAGGTCACGATCAACAATTACAGCGGGCAGGAGGCGACCGCCTCCTCGGACAGTGCCGGGAACATCGTCGTCGAGATCGGGCGCGCGATCGCGCAGGACATCACCTCCGGAGGGCCGACCTACCGGGCGATCCGGACGACGTTCGGGCTCGGCAACCGCTTGCAGCAAAGGGGCTAAATCATGCCGACATGGCCGGTGACGCTTCCGCAATACTTCGAGCTCGGCGTGCAGGACACGCGGCAGCAAGGCTTCATCCGCTCGCAGACCGAGACCGGACCCTATAAGCAGCGCAAGCGGTTCACCGCGACCTCGCGCTTCTTGTCCGGGACGATGCTCTTCACCGGCACCGAGCGCGCGACGTTCGAGACTTTCTACAAGACGACGCTCTCGGAGGGGACCGACGCCTTCGACTTCATCGACCCCTCGGACTTCTCGACGGTCTCGGCGCGCTTCGTGCAGCCTCCGACGCTCTCGGCCGTCGCAGGCGGAGGCACGGCCGGGACGGCCCAGTGGCGCGTCGACCTCGCGCTCGAGGTGCTCCCCTAATGCCGCGCACGCTCCCGACATCGGTCATCACGGCCGTCAACTCCCAGACGACGACCAACGTCTTCTTGGTGCTGCTCGAGATCTCGCACAGCGCGGTCTCGACGTTCTACCTCGTCAACAATACCGAGAACGTCGTCTCCGGCGCGAACACCTATATCGCCTTCCCGTTCGCGGTCACGCTCCCGCCCGACGATCCCGAGCTGCAAGTGCGCGCGCGGCTCACGCTCTCGCATGTCACGAGCGAGCTCAACATCCTGCGGACCCTCGCCGGGCAGCGCGAGCGCGTCTCCTTCTCGCTCAAGGTCATCGAGGCGAGCGCGCCGACCGTGATCCTGCAAAGCATCTCCGGGCTGGTGGCCGCTTCGGTAAGCTATAACGCCGACGCGATGGACATCGACCTGACGATCGACAACTTCCTCACGGAGCCCTTTCCAAGTGCAACCTTCTCGCCTTCTACGTTCCCCGGCATCTTCTAACTGGTGGAACAACTACGTCGGGATCCCGTTCGCATGGAACGGATCGACGCGCGAGGGCGCGTCGTGCTGGGGGCTCGTCTGCATGGTCTACAGCGAGGTCTTCGGGATCCGGCTCCCGCGCTACAACGAGCTCGAGACGCAGATCGAGGGCGGCGCGGAGAGCGTGGCCGACTTCGCCTCGACCGGCCGCTCGATCCCGCTCGAGGAGGCGCGCTCCGGGGACGTCCTGCATATGTGGGGGATGCACCGGGGCAAGCGGCGTCCGACGCACTGCGGGATCGTCACCGAGCCCGGCTTGGTGCTTCATGCAGAAGAGGTCGTCGGCTCGTGCATTTCGCGCTATAAGGGGGACAACCGTTTCTTGCAGCGCGTGATCGGAGCTTATCGCCTTGAATGATCTCACCCCATACATCGAGAGCGCGCTCGCCGAATACATCGAGGTCACGCTCGTCCTGAACCCGCTCGCGCAGGGCGACCGGCTCGTCGTCCGGATCGCGCCGGTGGGCACGCTTGCCGATCTGATCTCGTCGCTGATCCCGGATGAGATCGAGCGCGATCATATCAGCGCCTTCCTCGGCGGGGACTACATCGAGCCGGAGCTCTGGGGCAAGATCCGCCCGAAGTCGGGCGCGTCGGTCTATCTCCGCATCGTTCCGCAGGATCCGATCTCGATCATCTCGATCCTCGCCACCGCAGCCGCGCCGACGCTTTTCCCTACCCTTGTCGAGGGTTCGCTTGTCGCGTCGATTGCGGGCGCAGCGATTTCGATGGCGATCACCTACGCGGCGTCTGCCTTGTTTGGCCCGCGCCAAAGTCAAAGCCCGGACGAAAGCCCAACCTATGCCATCAGTTCGGCGCGCAATAGCTTGACGCCATTTGCCCCGGTGCCCGTCGTCCTCGGGACGCATCGCATGGTGCCACCCTATGGCGCGGCGCCGTACACGGAAGTCGTCGGCAACGACCAATATCTGCGGTTCGTCCTGATCTGGGGATATGGTCCTGTTGACGTCAGTGCGATCAAGATCGGGAACACGCCGATTGAAGATTACAGCGACGTGGAAATGGAGCACGACTATGCCGGCACGGCATCGACGCTGGGGCTCTATCCCGGCGATGCATCGCAGGAAGATTTGTCGATCCGGCTGACCGATGCTTATGTCGCGCGGACAACGGCGCTCGACACGACCGAGATCGGGATCACGATCACATTCCCGACCGGCCTTTTCACAAGCGGGAGCGGCGGCCGGCTGACGGCTTCGGCGCGCATCGTGGGCGAATATCGCGTGGTTGGCGCGGGCTCATGGACGGCATGGTTTGACGAGACCTACACCGATGACACGGCGCAGGTGAAGCGCGTCTCGCAGCGCAAGACGGCGCTCACCTCGGGGCAGTATGAGGTCCAGATCAAGCGGTTCGCCGCCGAGGTGAACCTCACGAACGACCGCGTCTTCGATCGCGCCGATTGGTCGGATCTTCGCTCCTTCAACACCAACACGCAGCCGGTCCTCCTCTCGGGGATCGCGAAGAGCGCGTTTCGGATGAAGGCGACCGACCAGCTAAACGGCGTCGTTGATCAACTGAACGCGCTCGTCTCGCTCAAGATCCCGACGTGGGACGGCTCGGCGTGGACGACGGCGACGAGCGTGACCTCGAACCCGGCCGCGATTTACCGCTATGTCCTCACCGGCGCGCCGAACAAGAAGCCGGTCGCAGCCGCGAACGTCAACGACGCGGCGCTCGGCGCGTGGTTCACTTTCTGCGCGACGAACGGGCTCGCCTTCGATCAGGTGGTCGACTTCCAGCTCTCCGTCCGGGATCTCCTGCAAGACGTCGCGAACGCGGGCAAGGCGAGCCCGGCTTACATCGACGACAAGTGGACCGTCGTCATCGAGCAGCCGCGCTCGACCGTCGTCCAGCACTTCACGCCGCGCAACACCCGCAACTTCGCCGGACGGATCCTTTACAACGAGATCCCGGACGCTCTCCGGATCCGCTTCTTCAACAAGGACGCGGACTATCGCGAGGACGAGCGCGTCATCTACGACGACGGCTTCAACGCTGCGAACGCGACGACCTTCCAAGTGATCGACCTCCCCGGGCAGACCGACCCGGACAACGTCTACAAGCTCGGGCGGCACTACATCGCGGCAGCGCGCCTCCGGCCGGAGATCTTCACCTTCGAGATCGACGTCGAGCACCTCGTCGCGCTGCGCGGGGATCTATGCCGCCTCACGCACGACGTCCCCGGGATCGGGCAGATGTCCGGGCGCGTCGTCTCTCGCGCGACGAACACGATCGTCCTCGACGAGCCGGTGACGCGCGAGGCGGGCAAGGTTTACACCCTGCGTGTCCGGGAGACGACGACCGGCGCGACGCTCGCGCTCACGGTTGCCGCATCCTCGACGACCGTCACGAGCGACACCGTCGTCGTGACGAGCGGCGGGACCGGCGTCAACGTCGGGGATCTCTATCAGTTCGGCGAGCAAAACGTGGAAAGCCTTGAGGTGCTTGTCGCGGCGATTGAGTATCTGGACGATCTGGCGGCGCGCGTGACATGCGTGCCATATTCGCCGGCCGTGTACAGTTCCGCGACGACGATCCCATCCTACACGACCGCGCTTTCGGCGCCGGTATCGGCATCCTTCATCGGGCCGCCAATACCGACCATCTCGCAGATCGTGTCGGATGAAGCCGCGCTTCAGGTCACGTCGAGCGGCGCGGTCGTGCCGTCGATCTTTTTATATGTGCAGCCGGGCAAGACGGCCAGCACATCGGATGGCACGGTGACAAGGACGGCATTCTATCAGGCGCGGTTTCGGCGGTCGGGATCGTCGGACCCGTTCACCTATATGCCTTATGCGCCGGTCGACAGCCAATTCGTACAGATATTCCCGGTCGAGAGCGGGCTGAGCTATGATCTCGGCGTGCGCGCTATCGGCCCGGACGAGGCCACGACGAGCGCCTTTGCAGAGGTGTCTAACCATCAGGTGGAAGGGGCGATTGACCCGCCCGCGCAGGTCGACACGTTTTCGCTCAACACGATTGGTGATCATACCTATGTCGAATGGACCTATCCATCGATCCCGGTCGACGTGATCGGGTACGAAATGCGCTATTCATCGGCGCAGAACAACACGTCGTGGTCGACAATGACCGTGCTATCGACGGCCATTCCGAGGGATGCGCGCTCGTTTACGGTGCCGAGCCGGTCAGGGTCATATGCGATCAAGGCGGTGGACGTGCTTGGCAACAGGTCCATCAACGCGACATTCGTCAATGCATCGCTTGAAGATCCTGCCGCGCTGAATGTGGTCGCCACGATTACCGAGGAGCCGCTCTGGACCGGCACAAAGACGGACATCGACCGCGCCGGGGCAGCAATCCAGCTCGGCAGTCAGAACTTCATGGCAGATTGGACGCCGCTCGCGAGCGCGCTGGTGATCGGCGTGACGCCGGCAACCGGCTTTGCGGAAATTGGCTATTACGAGTTCGGCGAGACCGATCTCAGCGAGGTCTACACCTCGCGCGTGACTGTGGATGCTGTCGTGTCGACCTTGGGCGGGCTATCGACCATGCGCGGCTGGCGCAGGTTGAGCGGCGTGGCGACGCTGGCCGGCGATGATACCGGCGATGAGGTATCGGTGGAAATCCAAGTCAACTATTCCATCGTGGACAATCCGACGCCGGTCTATGAGGGATGGCGGCGCTTCGTGGTCGGGGATTACACGGCGCGGCATCTCAAGTTCCGCGCCGTGCTGTCGACGCTGTATAGCACGATTTCGCCCACCATCAGCGGCCTGACTGTCAACATCGACATGCCGGATCGGGTGGACTATGGAAACGATCTTGTCTCGGGCGCGGGCACATACGCGGTGGTATTTTCGCCTTCGTTCAAAGAACTGCGTTCGGTCACGATTGCGGCGCAGGACATGAATACCGGGGACTATTACTCAATTTCCAGCAAGACGCGCACTGGATTTGATGTTATTTTCCGCAGCAGCGCAGGCGCTGCGGTCAGTCGGTCTTTTGACTATCAGGCAATCGGCTACGGCAGAGAGAGGGCTACCTAATGTCGCAATATGACTTCGGAACGATCAACCCGGCCACCAAGAGCGGGACGGCGCTGGCGTCGGACCTGAATTCTTGGCGGGACGCGTTGCACTCGACGCACGCTGGATCGAGCGCGCCGAGCTATCTCGTGGCCGGGATGCTCTGGGTCGACACGACGTCGGCGAACTACGAGCTCAAGATGTATGACGGCGCGCAGTGGATCAACATTGCGATCCTCGACGCGACGAACAACGTCGCGCGGGTCGCGGTCGACCCGGCCGAGACGAGCTACATCACCTCGACGACTAGCGGGCAGATCCGGCACCTGATCGCGAGCACCGACATCTTCACGACCCGCGCAACCGGGATCCAGTTCAACATCGCCTCGCCGGTGATCGCGGACAGCAACAACAACGAGCTGATCTCGTTCACGACGACCGCGAGCGCGGTGAACCAGATCAACATCACCAACTCCGCCACAACCGTCGCGCCGATCATCTCCGCAGTCGGCAACGACACGAACATCAACATCGCGATCGCGCCGAAGGGGACCGGGGTGACGCACGCGATCACCGAGACGGCTGCGACGAACACCGTGATCGACGTCGCGCGGATCGAGGCTCGCAGCTCCGGAACCCCGGCAGCAGGGATCGGCGCGGGTCTTCTCTTCGCGGTCGAGACGAGCGCGAGCAACTTCGAGATCGGCGCGCGGATCGAGGCGGTCACGACCGACGTGACGGCGACCTCCGAGGACTTCGATGTCGTGATCAAGTCGATGGCCGGCGGGTCGGCGGCGGCAGAAAGGGCGCGGTTGACGTCCACCGGATATCTGCGGCTGGCGTCAGGCAGCGGGGGCATCCAGTTTGGCGGTGATACAGCCGCCGCGAACGCGCTGGACGATTACGAGGAAGGCACATTTACGCCGGTTGTGGCCGATGCAGTATCGGGCGGGAATGTGGCAACAGCGTCGACAGCCGCTGGCCAGTATACCAAGATCGGCAATCTTGTTTTTATTGATGTTCAGCTTGTGGATATCGGCACGACCGGCATGACGGCGGGAAACACCATCCATATTCGAGGTCTGCCGTTCACGTCAAAGAACACAGCGAACGCGCTGACCTATTTTGGCGGCGCTTTCACGAGTACCAACAGCACGACTGGGGTTGTCTTTGGCGCCGCGCCCGGAAACGGGACATACATGACCATTCGGGAGGGTCTGACAACGGGCAGCGCCAACTTGACCGTGGCGGCGCTTGTTTCGGGCGCAGCGGACATTCGACTGTCCGGCTGCTACATCGCGGCGTAAAGGGGTAAGGCATGATCACGAAAACCGAAAGCATCGACAAGATCGAGGTGGTGGCCACGGGCGCGGGTTATCCGTTTGTGCATGTTCGGCGCACGACTGTGCTGGCCGAGGATGGCGCGGAAATCGCGCGGACGTTTCACAGGCACGTTCTAACCCCGGACGCGGACCTGACGGGCGAGGATGCATCGGTGCAGGCTATCGCGGCGGCGGCGTTCACCGACGAAGCGAAGGCGGCTTATGCGGCGGGGATGGTCGAGCCGTGATCAGAGTGGCGACATGGCTGCGCCGCAACTTCGCGCAGGACGACTTTGCCGAGGATTGGTACGCATGGGCCACCAATCAGATCAGCCATGCCAGCATGGGCGTCATGGCGGCGCTGGCCGTCAGTCTGATCGCGTGGCTGATCACAGGCGAATACCCGGTCAAGTGGCAGGCGTGGTCGATTGTGGCGGTGCTCTCTGGCGCGATCGGCGCGGTTAGCTGGGTCTTGAAGGGCTACGCCGACGAGCTGCAACGCATCTCGATCCTCCTCAACAAGACGCGCGAGGAGGCGGCGCGAGACTATGTCACCAAGGCGGAGCTGCACGCCGACATCGGGCGCGTGCTGGCCCGGATCGAGAGCCTCGATCAGAAGATCGACCGGATCCTGCAAGGGATGCTCAAATGAGGTTCGCGCTTGTGCTCTTGATCGCGGGCTGCGGACCCGTCACCGTCTCCTCGGTGGCCTACACCACCGCTTGCCCGAAGGGGGACGCGCAATGCGAGATCCGGCAGAACGCGGAGACGCTCTACTACATGTCGATGCCAGACGCAGCGAACGCGCTGCTCTGCTCCGGAGATACGCGCGACGTCATGGGGGCGCTCTGCTCGGTCTACTGATGGCGACGAGCGCCGGGGCTCAGGTCACCGGCGACCTCAACACCAACAGCGGCAACACGAACTCGACGATCGACC